GATATAAGGTGCGCGGGGTAAACTTTTCAGAAGAAGTTGCTTCATTCCAAGAATTTTCAATAGCAGCCACACGCTTACTGTATTCTTCTGGCGCTAGTCCTTCTGGTATTAAGGCTTTTTCTGCAGCAAAATATAATCCTTTAGCCGTAGTAGGGTCAGGAATATCATCCACTGCCTTTTGATCATTACGGGCTTGCAAGGCGGCTTGATAGGGGGCTATTTCAGCTTCCGGTCTACCTTCTAGCTGCATAACAGCAATTTTAGCAGATAGGTCACCTCTACTGAGTGAGCTTGGGGTTGTTCTAGGCGCTGTAATTTTATTAGCGCGTTCAATTAAAGCAGGATCTCCTGAGTCATTGGCTATGAGTTGAATCTGTGCTGCAGTGTGGTATGTGCCATCCTTCTTTTTAAACGTATCGTGTAAACCTTTCTTGTCGGCTATGATAAACGATCTGAAGTTAGGATCATCTCCAGATTCTTCCATCATAAACGAAGTGTCAGCAAACTTCTCCGCGTAATCTGAAAGATAGGTCTTAGCTATAGTACCATCAGGGTTTTTACTCTCATCGTGAGGATTTTTTTCACCGCCAGATGTAAGGTAGTTTCTTAGTCCGGTTTTACCGCCTAAATGAGCAATAGCTATAAGGCTCGCTTCCGTTAAAACAGTACCGTTGATCTCTTCACCTACAAACTCATCAAGACCTTCGTTTCTAATGAAAGTACTAATGTCTCTGAAGTGCCAGTCGTTTATAGCTTTTTGATCTTTTTTCTCTAACTGGGCAAAAGTTTCGGGAGTAAAGTTTGTACCATATATTTCATTATAGTCCTGCAACCTCAACTTACCCAGTTGAAACTCGCCACCAAACTTTCTACCTTTGGTATCAGTACCTAATTCATTAACTCTACCACTGCTCTCAGACATTGACATTTCATCTTCAAACGCACTTCGTGCTTGTCTGTTGGTCACACCTTGGCTGGCACTTCCTGTATCCGTTTCAAATACAGAATCCATATCAACGCCCATAAGTTCAGCCGTTTGCTGGCTTAAATCTCCAGCGCGTCCGGGCTGTTTAAGTTTAGGTATTTCTACTTTAGAAGCAGCAAGTCCTAATCTGTTTCCTAAATCTGTATAATATTTAAGTGTCGCCGCGCCATCGCCTCCATTTAATTCTAAATTACCTATTACGTGAGTTATTAGATTTTGATTTTTATAATCTTGATTAAGGTTTTTTAGAATTTGTTGGGCAGTTTCTTTATCTTTTTTTTGTTTTTGAGCGGCTGCTCTGCTTTTCGCATTTCTTTCTTTACGCAGTTCTTTAGCCTCTTCCATTGCAACCATACTGGCTTCTCGTTGCCGTTCAGCCGCATCCATGATGGAGTTTGCTCTAGTTTTTAAAAGTAGTCCTATTCCCTCACGAATGTCGTTAGGTGCTTCTGGTCGAAAGCTCATTGCTCCAGAAGCTACTGCTCTCTGAGTATCACGCCACCCCATCTTGTGGCTCCTCTTCCGTATTTGTCATTCCCAACATAGATGCCTGTTCTCCTTCGGTGGCACTCATGGCAGTTGCTTCGCTCGGACTTCCCATCAAGCCACCTTTAGGTAATACGGGTGCAGGGGTGTCGGGCATATCAGGTATTTCATCATCATCATCCACGATGCCCATTGCTAATTTTAGGCTGGTAGGCGTGATTTTAGCTTTGCGGCTTTCAATCAATAGCTTCGGTTTTAGACCTGCTTCTTTAGCCATAATATCAATATGCCTGACCACTGGCCCTGCTACTAAAATAGCTAGATCAATTCCTATTTTACCCTTGCGGATGGCCTGTAAAAGCATAGCCGTAACCGCATTGGTTACATCCATTTTTAATTGAATGAGTGACATAACCAAATCGTGTTGATCAGGTTCATCTACCTTGCCAATAAGATATTCTACCGCTTCATCATAGTCAGTATACTCTGGCGGTCGATGCCAAGGGTAGTTTCTTGTATCGGCGGTCATGTTAGCGCCGGGAATTGGTGCATCTACAGGCAGTCGCATTTACTTATCATCCTTTTCAATAGCCCCTAAAAGGCGCTCTTCAAGCTCATCAAAATAGTCTGGTGTGTACATTATACCGTTCTCAGCTATGTCGGCGGTCTTAGGAGGCATTTTACCACCTAAGAATAATTTAACGGACTTTTGCACTGCATCTTCAAACTTCATTTTACCAACCCCAATTCAAATAATCTCTGTCGATTAAATCAACTTCACCCGTCACATTTTCAATCGAACCTACGAGATCAATTTCTAGCGCCCCGTCATCGAATGGGTTTAAATCAACATCACCTTCCATTAATCTTTTTGCGGAATCTACTAGATCTATTTCCAATACCCCCTCATCAAAGGGGTTAACATCTACATCAATACCCGCTTCTTTAAGTGCTAGGCTAACGGCAGTCAGGCCAATTATTCCTGCCGTTACAGGGTTTGCCGCCGCCCATGCCCCCATGCTACTAAAACCACTAGCCATGCTTCCTAGCACACCACCTTCACCAGTTAAGCCAATTGCCTTGGTAAATGTTGTGACTGTGGCGGGTAGAGAGCTAAAGTCTGCTGCACTGTCTCCCTCGGCCCCAGTAAAGTAATTCACTACATTCTCAGCCCCAGATAATACATCTATTCCATCCGCAGCTAAGTTTGTATTAGCGCCAGTGACCCAGTTATAAACATTACCTACCGTACCTAGAGTACCACCTATAACATCAATATCGCCGCCAGCACCGCCACCTACACCGCCGTAACCTCTAGATCCAATAGCCGCCGCAGCTAGGGTGAACAGACCATCTACGATTGGATCATTTGAGGGGGCAGACATTCTAGATTGTGCTGTAATTGTAGTGGCTAGAATATTAGCATCACGATCCGCATCGTTGTTGTAATTATTTACTGTGTGATCCAGTAGACTATCGACCCGATCCCACATTTGGTTCATCGCTTCTTGGCTGAGATCCAATCCATTACGAACATCCTCGTTAGCGGCATCGAAGGACATTTCTGCATTAGTTTCAGTTACAGTTTGCCGCCATTGAGCATTGTCGGAGTCGATCTGATACTGCATATCGGAGTAGTATCTCTGTCGGCTATCTTCCATGTCGGCTTCAAACTCAGCGCCGTCATTTAGTTCACCCGCATTAAACCGTTTAATTGCATTTAGTTGCTCAGAACGATGCATCTGGATGTTACTATTCAGATTGTCATAGTATTTTGTGAAGTCGTTTTCTTGCTCTACATCAAATCTACGGGCCACGTTGGTTTCAGCGGCGTCCGACAGCATTACGTCTATTCGCTCTTGTGTGTTAATAATCTCAGCTTCCTGCTCTAGGTCTAAATTCTTTAGATCCATTTGCAGAAAGGCATCAGCGTTATTAACAGCCGCAGTTTCCCTAGCCCCTAGATTGGCTACCTCAAACTTAGCCAGTGCCTGAGCCTTGTTGATGATTGACTCTTGGCGGTTGTCTAAATTCTCTGTAGTCAAGGTCTGAAAGAAAGCTGCCTCATCCTTGGATATGCCAATTGTCGCTTCCATAATTGCGTTTGCCATCGCTGCAGTCGCTGCAGTTCCTGACATACCATCGAAGGCTATACTACGCTTCAACATACGGGCAGTAGATTGCGCCCACGGCGGGATAACTGGCTCACCAGTATCGGGGTCTTTAAACTGACGGCTTATAATATCCATCTGCCCAGCTATAGTAGCCTTCGCGTCAGTATAGTTACCCTCTCCCAATTCTTCCGCAAGTAAACGGCCAGACGTTGTAGAAGTATCAATAATGGTGGAGAAGTTCTGAGTAGCGTATTGATTTAACGCTTCCCCAGTACTGTTTACCGTACCATCTTCATTAACCCCTGAAGCTACCGCATCAATGTCAATTTCTATATCACTGGCGTCTATAAGCGCATCAGAATCCTCAGTGAGTTCACCTTGTGCTGCATTAACCGTAGTTAATGGGGTGCCTAATGAACCTTCTACAGTCTCTACATTATCTGAGTATCCCGCTGCGTCTGGAGTATCGGTAATTTCAGTAGCCAGTTCGACATCGTCTTCATCTACCGTATTCGTATTATCTATGACTAGATCCTCACCCAGATCATAACGATCATCAGTAGGATCAAGATTTGTTCCCGTAGCGTCTGCATCTAGCTCAGTATAATTATCTGTAAGCTGTAGATCATTATCAGCCAAAAACGTATTAGGATCAGTAGCTAATGCCTGAATATCTACATCCTGATCTGTCATGCCAACGTCATCCATAGCACCGTCTAGATCGAAGATGTCTTGCTTATCTGTTCCATCCCCCACGGGATCGATTGTCACATCATCTTCAGCCATTGATATTATCCCTTTCGGCTTCGCACCGTCTGATACGATCACGTAAGTAAATGTAGTTTTTCATCGCTTCCTCTATCGCCCGACTATCTGAGGGAAGAGCTTCGATTTCATCTGCTAATTGATTATTAAATCTGTCATCATACTGCGCCATCGAAGGGCAGTAGACCTCAAGCTGCGTTCTATAAACCGTTGTTACGCAGCCGGTCAGTGACAGAGCGACGATCAGTAAGAGTATCGTTCTCATGTTCTGCCATATTTTTGTAAAAATTAGAGGCTTTTGTCTGTGCCTCCAATTCGTCCTCAAGGACTTTGGTTTTCTCTTTGGCCCGTCCTTTGACCTGACCCATCAAGTAAATGATAGGTAAGGCCAGAGCTAAAGCGCCTATGATGTAGGACTTGATCTTACCGAAGACGAACACTAATGGACGCCTTCTTTGTTATCCTTCCAACGGGCGTATGCTGCTAAGGCAATCCCGCCTATAGCGCACAATAGGAAGATTGTTTTTAGGCTGTCAGCATAGGCTACCAGCCCCTGTAATTGCCCTGCAACTTCGTTCAGGCCCGTGGCTGCACCCGCTATACCAGCGCCTACCATAGTCTTGGATTTAGTAAGTTTCTTAGGAGCCTCTGCAGTAGGCTTTTGTACCATAGCAGGGCCACCCTCATCTGAAGGCAATTGTGCGTCACGGCTAAAGATAGCTGCTTCCGCTGCACGGCGTCGAGTCAGTCCTCGTAGGGGTGTTAGCTTGCCATCTACCCGTGCCTTGTTCCATCTTTGCAGTTGCTCAGGTACATCGTCGTACATTCCTAAGTTCAGACGCTTTAGGGCTGTTGATGACTTAAAGTTGCCGCCGCCGACATTGAATACAAACGACACTAGGGCATCATACTGACCTTGGCTTAGAGGTACGTTGACTAGACGTTTAACTATCTTACCGTGTTCTTCTAAGTCATCTTTAAGATGTTGCTCTGCCTCTGCTATAGTGCAAGTCATTCCAGA